TTTAGCTTCTTCATCGTATTCAATTGTTAACTCTTTCTTATCAACTTGCTTAATTTTTTCCTCTAATATATTTATATCTTTTGATATATCGCCTTGCTTAATACTTAGCTCTTGGTTTTTTAACTCTTGTGGTGTTAGTTTAGAATTAAAAGACTCTATTGTATTCTTTTTAAATTCTGGATCAATATCTATACCTGAAAGCTCAATTGATCTATTTTCATCATACTCTTGCTCTACGAATAATTTGTTTTGGTCTTTTAAATTTTTATATATATTTTCTAAAGATTTTGCACTTACTCTTAATCCGGTTTTATCTCTTAATTCATTACTTAATGTTTTTAATATTTGCTCGTGGTCATCTTCTGTTAAAGTAAACCTTTCTTTACCTGGAGTATTTTCATTACCAAAACCATATTTCCAAGGGTTTCTAAAAGCATCTTTTTGTAATATATCAAACTCTTCTATAATATTGACAGCTTGTTCTTCATTAGATACTTTGAAATTAATATTATTGTCTTCAAAAATTTCTATTGAATCTAAACCATCGTTTTTAGAAAGTCCTGTTGCATTGTATATTAATTGTGATGTTTCATTAGTTTCTGGATTATCATTTATAAATTCATTAAGAATATCATAAGCAGATTTACTATCTTCTTCAGTAGTTCTATAGTTAATATTTGTACCTTTTTCTCCAGCTAATTTTATTTCTTGGCTTTTACCTGTTTGAATGTTTTCTACAACAATTACATCTGAACCAACTACACTTTCTGTGAAAATGAAACCAGGATATAAAGATTTTAATTTAGGAGTTAACTCTTCTTCACTTTTAAATTTGAAATCTTCAAAATTAATTTTAAGTTCAACTTCTTCTATAGGTTTAACTTTATAAACATCTTTACTGTGTTGTTTTAAATATTCATCTAATGTTAAGCCATCTACATCTGCAGCTTCTTGTATTTCTTTTTCAGAAAACGGACTACCATTAAATCTATAAGGCTTTAGTGGGTCTCCCTCAACTTCAACCTTTTCAATTTCCTCTACTTTAGTATTGTTTTGATCTTCTGGTTTAACAGAAACTACTCCAACAACTTCTTGAGTTTCTATATTCTCTTCAACAACTTCTTGAGTTTCTATATTTTCTTCAAATACTTCTTCAGCCATATTATTTTATTCTTTTAAAATCAACATCTAATTTAGAGTAGTCAACTGTGTCATATCCATTATTATCAACTAAAACAGCTTCTTTAGGTATTTCGTCAGACATTACACCTTGGTATACACCTTCTTTGTTTATGTATTCAAATTCGTATATATTTAATCCAGATTCAGATTCATTAATTTTAACTATATTTTTCTTTAACCTTCTATCACTTGGTGGTAATGTTACGCCTGCTCCTGTACCTCCTGTTGCTCCTGTACCTGTTGTTGTCGTTGTCGTTGTTGTTGTTGTTGTTGCATTAGAAGACTCATACATGGATAAAGCTTTATTAGTTGTAGTGTTAGTTCCAAAACCACCTTTACTTATCAATGTTCTTACAAACGCGTCTTTACCTTCTAGGTTTTGTTTCCTAAGCCACTTACCGCCACTATTTAAGTATATGCTTTTTGATGGAACTTGATCAGCTATTTTATTACCATTTTCATCCACTATTTCAGCACCAGAACTACTCATTAAATCTTTTAACATTTTACCTGTCATATATTGAGCACCTCCAGAAACAGCATTTAATACTTCTACTTTTCCTTTAAAATTATCTTTTTGTAAATTAGCGTAGTTAGTAGGATCTAAAACTTGACTAAGACCTATATCAGTATCTCCTGCTGGTGATATACTATTAGGAGTTCTAAAATATGTATTTACAATTAATCTAGAACTTTCTGGAAACTGTATACCACTATCTAAAAGGTCTTGAGCTCTATTTGTTAACACTTGGCCTCTAGCTCCATTAATCATTTTTTTACTAGTAGTTAAAGTATTAGCATCTTGCATATATTTTGCATTTAAAACATTAAACAATAACATTTTAGCTCTTTCTCTCTGAATTGGAGTACCTGTGTATTGAACACTTTCGTCTATTTCTTCTTGTGTCCAAACAGCTTGAATTCCATTAACTTCATAAGGTTGACCAGAAGCGTCTAGTTTTGGATCACCTTCATTAGCTTCTATTGGACCACCCATCATTTGCCAATTATTTTGAACACCTAAGTTTGTTTCATTCTGATTTTTACTACCTTTAAAACCTAAATTACCCTCATCAATTATTTTATTAACAGCTGATTGTAGCTTTATTTGACTATCGTATATATTTGTTATTTTCTGAGTTATTCTTTTTTTCTTATCTGGATCATCATCACTAAGTGTATCAAATGTATTAGTAGTAACATCTCCCTTCCATGATAAATTAGAAGGCATGTTAGTTTTTAAAACTTTTAACCAACTATTAAATTTTTTGCCATCAGTAACTCCAATAAAACCACTTCCAGTTTTTGCTATTTGATTTTCCAATGCACTTTTTGTTATAACACTTTTAGTTCCGTCTCTTTGTGTAACAATTACAACAGCTTCATTATCTATTACATCGTACTTGTATTTTCCCATGTTGATATTCAATGCAAAATCTCTACCAGTATTTTGTAAAAGAGAATAACTATCGTCTTTTGGAAATTGTAGTATAGTGTTTTCTCTACCGGCTTTTGGTGGAAAAGGAGTTCCGTCATCTTGATAAGTGCCTATGCTTCCATTGATATTTAAAGTTTTAGATACACCTTTTATGTAGCCTATCATTTTAACACCATCAGTCATTGTTATTCCTATTTTCTCTTGGCTTTTTGAGTAAGCATCTATTTCTTCAGAAGTTTGTGGCTTGTAAGGTATACTAAGGTAATTTACTTTAGCAAAATCCTGTAGTTGAGTTTCTAAAGGTACACCTCTTTCGTTTAATGCACCATAAAAAGTATTAACGTCAGGAGCTTCATTTCCATATTTATTATTTAACGCAATTTCTAATTCAGCATCAGTTATATCGCTAGGTAATGTAGCTGCAAAATCACTATAAACTTTTGCTGTCTCAGCGGTATGTATTAATTTACCGTCGACACCAATTCCAGATGGGTTTATTTGCTCACCAAAATCAACCATATTTATTTTCTGAGCATCTTTATTATAAGCTGTTGTTTGCTTTAGTTGCCAGTCAATTTTATCTTGTTCAGCTTTTTGATCTTTTTTTAACTGCTTTTGTAACTGTATTTGTTCTTGTTTTTTCTTCGCCGCCACTGCCGCTATAGCTTTGTCTGTTCCAGATTGCAAAGCCGTACTAAAAGCTCCTAAACTAGTATCTAATACTAAAGTTGGTTTTGAATAAGTTCCCATATATTTTATTTTATTATTACCCGTTTAACCCAGCTGATATTAGTGAACCACCCATGTTGCCAAAAGCAGTCATAGAGTCTGATGAATATTGCGCTTGTTGTGCTAAAGCATTATCAAGTAAACCAGCAGCTCTATCTAAATCAGAGTTAGTTCTAGTTTCTTGAGCTGTATACATAAATTGTTGTGCAGCAATTTCTCCTTGCTGCATTCTAACTTTTTCAGCTAATATTTGTTGTTGAAGCTGCATACTACCTTGAGCTTTTAATTTTTCATTTTGAACTTCTTGTTGTTCTATGCTAGCTGATATTTTGTTTTTAGATCTTGCTGCTTCTCTAGCTAATGCTGTTGCACCACCAGCTCCTAAACCGGCTTGAGCTATTGTATCTAATGTATTTGCTAACGCTAAGTCAGTTTGTTCCATTTGTATCTTAGCTCCTTGAGTAGCTACGCCTAAATTAGCATATGGATTACTTAAAGAAGAAGACATGTCTGTAAGACTATCTGAAATATCTGGAATCTCTTGTCTTCCAGCAACTAAACTGTCTAAATCAGATTGTAAGCCTTCAATTTGAGAGTTCATTCCATTAGCTTTTCCATTAGCCATTAAACCAGATACACCTTGCATAATAGCTCCACCTATTGCTAAGGCCACCATAGGTCCAGGCATAGCTAGCTGTGGTTCGTAATTGTATATTTCTAATATTTCTAATAACATATTTTATTTTTTAAGATGATTGAACGTAAGTTGTTCCTACTGACCATATTTCCTTAGGTCCACCAACATCCGTTGATCCGTCTACTTGGAATGTGGCCTCTAGTAAATAGCCTTTTAATCCTGTTAATACACTACCACCAATAACCTCTTCAGGGTTGGGTTGAGATGTATTTATTAAGTTAGATGTGTATAAATTTTCTTTTCTTTCAAAACCTGCTCTTTGTGGAAAACCATCATAACCAACGTAAACGCCTTCATTATAGCTTCTTATTGAATTTCCAACATCTACTCTAGTAGAGCTTTGGTTACTAAACTTTGTAGCATCGGAATTAACTGAAACTACTTCCCATCCATTATCGCCTTCATAATTTATAGTTTGAAATGTTTTTCTAATAGAAGGATTTGAATTAATTAAAAACCTAACAAAAGCTCTTCTTGAGACACCGTAATATTTACTGTATGAACCTAAGTTATGTTGATACAATGAATGTCCTTGTGTAGAAAAATATAAACCTTTTAAACTTGAAGAAAAACCAGGTTTATAGCTGTAAAAAGAAACCCAACCATTTATACTTTCGTCCCAAGACACTGTATCATAATTTAATTGCGTTTGTAAAAAAGAAGGAGTAGGTTGAACTGAAACAGTGTAGTATCTATTGTAATTATCCCAACCTCCAGCTATTCTACTAGTATAATTATATCCAAAAAATCCATCATTAGTAGGTGTAACTGTTATATCTGTAAAAATTTCTAGTATTTCATCTCCACTAGATAAAGTAATTTTAGACACTTTAGAAACAGTTGCTCCTGTATTTATTTTTAATCCATTTGAGTTAACATTAAAAACTTTACTTCCAACAAAAGCTAAACAATTAGGATCTTTGTCAATATAAAACTTATTCAATGTACTATTTAACATACTAGAGTTTATATTAAATTCGATTTGCCCACTGTAAAATATACCGTCACCAACCACTATCATCGAATCACCTAAAGCGTAACCTGACCCTCCATCTATAATAGTAGCTGAAATACTTCCATCTGATAGATTACCACTGTTTGTATTAATAGTTACCTGTGCAGTAAATCCAGTACCGTTTCCTGGAGGACCAGCTTGACCATTGTAAACAACAGGTAGTGTAGCTGTTGTACCGAGTTGAATAAATGTATATGCAGAAGATTGACTTTGTATAACAGCGTATGGGCTTACGATTTCCGTACCTTGTAAAACTATACCTTCCACCAGAGATGTTGGATTGAAAGAAGTATATTTCTTCCAAGGAATTAAAGCTTCTTTGCTTTGTGAATCAAAAGAGTTTAAAGTATCTCTAAAATAATCTTTCATACCGTAGTTAGATATTTCAGTTAAACCATCTCTTGACAACCTCATAACAGATCCTCTTATTGGATCTACAAAATATTTTCTAAAACCATATTGAGCAAAAGACTCAGGGTTTTTACCAATTCCAAAAACACCTAAATAAGGAACTATTTGTCCTATTACAGGAATTTCAGAAGTTTCTTTAGATCCTTGATCTCCAGAATATATAGCATTTTTATTTATTAAAGCTTTTGTTATTTTGTTTTCTTGAAATATAGTTAAATTAGTGTCTTCTGCAAATAGTTTTTGAACACTTCCATCCATAGGGTCTAAGTCAGTTTCTATAACTTTACCTACGCTAAATACATTTGTTCTATTAATTTCTGTTCTATTGTTATATATACCAGAGTATATCAATGAAGAGTCTCTAACGTCTTGCACGGGATTTTTTTCATTTAAATAGGCTCTTACTCCTAAAGAAACAATTGTATTGTTATAACCACCTCTTATTCTAGCTTCTTCTATGTACCAGTTATCATTATCTGTTTCTGCATACAATGGGAATTTAGGATATCCGAATGGATTCCATTCTAAGCTAGGCCATTTTGGATTATTTTCATTATTTACAGTTGTTTCACCCTGAACTTGCTTCATCCAAAAAGAGTTAAAATATTTTACTTCTAATATTGCTCCCATATTATTATCACTTATTTATAAAATTTATTACCCGAAGAAGCCGCCACCACCTTGTTGTATTAATGTAATTACACTTGGTTCTCCAACAAAATTACCACCATCTCTTGCTTGTATTTTTATTTTATACTCTATTTGTCCTACAAAAGCGGCAAGTGGTAATGAACCTACTGGATATGGATTAATATTACCAGCAGTAGTGTTACCCCCTAAAAAATTATTATTATTGCCAAAAAAGTTCAAAACATTAGCAGCACCTTGTTGTAAGCCGCTAGGATCTCCATCTGGATCATAAGTCAAATTGTTCGCTACAGTACCACTTAAAGGTCTAATAAATATTTTACATTTATTACCTTGAATAATGTCTGTTACAGCGCCACTAGGTACGAAACCACTAGTTCCAGGAGAAATAAATCCTCCGTTACCACTAGGCATCGCAAAGATCCCTGATCCTGAAAATGCAATCTGGTCTTTGTCAGTTATTCCACCAAATTTTAGTCGATCAGATTTTTGCATATAGTCATCACCAATTCTTATTTGGTAACTTTGGCTTCTTGGTTCTTGTGTTTTATTTGGTCCTAGTATTACAGTAGGAAAATTTCCTTCTATATCACTTACCTTTACAGATATACGCCCTCCATCTGGGCCTGGTATTGCTATAAAAGTATTTGGTTGATTATTGAAATCAACACCGTAAGTATTTGGTCCTATTATCCACTCCAACAGTTCCCAAGTTATTTCTCTAGTAGCAAGACTTTCTTGTAGTAAAGGATACTGTGATAAATAACCTCCTGGAGTAATATTTTGTGTTGGTCTTTTATCTGCACTTCCATTAAAAGCTATAAAGCTAGCGTTAAATTTTACACCATAATCACTATCTCGAGATGATGTTGAAAATGGTCTTACCATTCCAAGAGGACCTACTAGTTGAGCATTAGTTGGAAAAGCCTGCAAAAGTGGCATGTTAGGCTGTGATGGAGTTCCATTTAAACTACTTGTGTAGTTAGTTCCTAAAAGTGGATTAGGTTGCGCATGTCTTGATGGACCATACACAGGTGCAGAGTTGCCTAATTCAAGTTGAAATGATTTAAAAACACTTGCTCCCTGGCTAATTATCTTAGCAGTAACATTAAAAGTTGATGGATTAGGGCTAGTACCACGATAATACCCAGCATCACTAGCATTATTAGTGCTTATTGTAAAACTGCCGTTACTAGTACTTGGTCCATCTATTTTAAATTCGTTAATTCTTGAAGATTGATTGTCATCAAAAACACTTACAATTTCGCCTAAAGCAGCTTGATCGTTTATAGGGTCATTATTAAAATCTAAAGGACCAAAAGGATCTGTAACTACATATGAACCTAATTTAGTTTCATTAAATAAAACAGTGCTTGACAAAATAGGTGATATTCCAGCTAAGCTTATTCCACCTACACTTCCTTTTGTTATCAACTCATTTAAAGAAGTTATAGTACCTGAAGAACTAGTTTCATAAAAAATTTCTAATTGAGACTTAATTGGAGCAGTTTCAAAAACGGAAAGTATTGGTATAAAATTACTTTCTTCAGAAACACCAATAGATGCAGAAGTCTGTAAACTGCCTACCACAGGATTATTTTCGCCATTGTATATTACTCCAGCAGGACTTATTATAGCTGTATAAGCGCCACCAGTTGGAAGAATAACTGGTTTATTTAAAATTGCACTAGCTACTGGATTTGTATCTTTAAAATAAGTTTTTATATATATGCCATCAGAAGCACTATAAACTATTTTTCCATTATTGTCTTGTATAACAACTGCGGAGCCATTAGAAACATTTTCATTGAATGTTGTAAAGCCTATGTTTTGACTTCCATTAGGATATACTCCAGCAATAGCTAAAGTGGTTCTAGATAAAATAAAACCTAGATCACTAAGCTCAGCCAAAGTAACTACATTTTCAGTTTCAGTTCCAGGAAAGAACTGCCTTGATATTTTATTATTAAAAACGTTTTGAACTCTTAAGCTTAAAGACTCTTCAGAAGTTCTAAATGATGTTTGTGTAGGCCCAACATCAGTTAAGTCTTTAGGTATTTTATTTATGTTATCTCCATAAAGACTTAAAGTAGCAGTATCCGCGCTGCTTGATTCTCCAGCTCTTAAAGTACCATTTACTATACCTGGGAGATATACATTGTAATAATCTTGCTCTTGTTGCTTAACAACTACTCTATAACTATACCAACCAGTTAAGTTAGGAACAACTTCAGTTCTTAATATAAAACTAGCTGGTTGAAAGTTACTTGGTGGTGGGATTACGTTGCTATTAATGTCAATAATATCACCATCTTGGTATCCAAAACCAGGGTTATTTATTATTGGCGCATTAGGACCCATCACACCAGGAGTGCTTTGAGAAGTCCAATAATCAACAGTTAAACCAACTCCTGAACCATTAGTAGTTGTTGCCGCTGCAACAACGGGACTTAAAGGATATCTACCGCTTGCGATGTATGGACCACCTGGAAAAAAAGAACTTACAAAAGCTTGTGTTGGAGCCACAAAAAGACCTGGATAACCAAGTAACCCATTGTTTTCAGGAACTAATGAATTAAACTGTATTTTTAAACAATCCCCAGGCCAAGTAGTAGTTCCGTTTATTAATCCAGGGTTTGTATTATAAAATGGGTGGAAAGTTGTTGAAGATCCGTATACAGTGTCTGTACCAAACCCGCTAACAGAGTCAGCATCTCTTGCTAAAACAACATCAGACTGTCTACCATACCTATCAGCTAGCACTATACCTACTTGATAACTTCTGTTTTGTTTTAAAGTATGGTTTTGATACTCTTTTTCTAGTGTTGAAAAGAAAGGTGTGGTTGTTGGAAACTTAGCTCCACTAGCTAACTCATAATCCAATGTGGCGTTACTAGTATGTCCATCTACATAATTACCATATATAATTCTATTTCCAGAAACCTCTTGAGCTAAAGCCCTTACTGGTACTTTGTCGCTTACCCTAATTGTTTCGTCTGGATCTAAAGCTTTTATAGGTATAGTTGATTTATATTCATAATCTAAGAAAGTCTGTTTTAAATTAATTAATGTGGATACAGGTATGCTTTCTACTACTTTTAATACTTCTTCAGAATCATCTTTATAAATTATTTCTATATCGGTTATGTGCATTAACTCCGCAGCGTTATTCCAAGTGTTAGAAAAAGAAGTTCCTCCTAAAAATATAGGACAAGGAATTTGTAACGCAACACTATTTACAGAATTTTCAAAAATAGGATTTTCTGTAGACTCAAAAGCGGCCTGTGCATCTGTAATATTTGAAAAAGTATTTATTGTATAAGAAGCTCCAGTTCCGCCTGATAATGATAAGCTAGCACTACTTCCATTTGTATACCCATCACCTCCGTTTATTATTTCTGTATTTCCAAATGCATCAGTTATTCTAGCTTGTGCTGAAGTGTTTCCACTAGAGTCTGTTATATTGCTAGTATCACCCACCACGTAGCCACTACCTGAGCCTGTTTTTATTAAAGATTGAACTGACTCAGTTTCTTTTTCTTTATCAAGAAAATAACCATTTTGTTTAGGTATGAAACAGGCTTGAGTAAAAGGTGATATTAAAGAATATTCATTATCGTCAAATTTAAATCTATAAGCAAATCTAACAAATTTATCTTTTAGATATTCACAATCTCCAGGCCACTGATCATCGTAATCTGGATTTAACCCAAATTTAATTTTACTGCCCGTAGGAAGAACTACTGTACCATCTACAGCTGCCCAGTAAGGCCATGTGATTATAATGCCACCTTGTCCTTGACTATCAAGACCTGAAACATAAGCACCATCAGGAGTTACATCAAAACCAGCACTATCGGTAAAACTAATAGTAGAGCCAAGCCATTTTGGGCCAGCGGTTAATAATGCTGATTCTTGTGCAAATGGAACACCAGATATTATTGTGTACTGGTTACCTATGGTAAATGTGAACGTCTCAGGTAAGTCTTTATCACATTTATTTTTCATTGAAGACTGGTTTTCTACAGTGAGTTCAATTTCAGCGCTGCCAGCTCTAGGATTTATTTTAACTCTTTCTCCAGTTTCATATCCAAACCCTTGGTTAACAAATCTTAATTGTCTTATGTTGCCAAAACCAGTAATTTGAAGAATTTCAACAAACAATCCTTGACCAAATCCATTTTGAGATATAGTAGGCAATATATCACCTACTTTATAATTAGCGGATTGAGTAGGATTTCCACCTCCGCTAGATATAACAGAGTAAGTTACTATAAAATCTTTTAATAAATCTATAGTATCACAAGGAGCGTATTTAGCTACGCATATTTGATCTTCATTCGTATAGTAAGTAGGTGAAGTTGAGCTACTAGGATTTGCATTTTTATAATTAATTTTTCTAGGTTGGTTCCTGTTGTCTGTAAAAAATAATAAATCTTGAAGTAAATTTACACTAATAATAGGATGTGTTATAGAAAAATTTAAAAATTGCCCTTCTACCAACTTAGTGTCAGTGTTAGAATCTACGTTTCTAACCCATATTTGATTAATAACTGTAGGTGGAGGATAACTTGTTAAACCTGTATTAGAAGTGTCTATAAAATTAGTTATAAAAATAAATATATTTCTATCTTTTTCATCTGTATATATTCCTATAATTTTAGCATTACAATCGTCTTCTAGTCCAAAGTCAGAAATAAGTGTATTACCTAGCGAACTTGATAGTGTACCTACATCTGCACCTTCTGATTGACTAACTTGAATATTTAAAGCTTCTCTATATTCACCATTAGGTAATAGTCTTTGATCTAAGTCTCTATTCATTTTAGACTTGATAAAGGTGTTTCTAGTTTTAGCCATATTTAATGTTTAATCCATTTAGATTTGCCTCTCATTACTTGAGTAAATTCTTCAAGCTTAATATTACTTAGCCTTATTTTAGCGTTTCTAAGCTTGGCTGATCTTTCTTTTTTATATCTATTAACTATATACTCAGGAAAATTAGCTCTACCAGCTACCATAGCATGCATTATATGTGCATATAAGGCTTCTTCTGCCATTTTAGGTATCTTAGTATCCATGTCATAAGCTAAGCCATCAGATATGTATTCAAACAGTATCAATTTACCAACTAAACCACTTGAAAAACTAAACTTACCTTCTCTTTCGTTTATAGTAAACCAACCGTTAGTTTGAGAAACCTCAGGCTCTAAACCGTATCTTTGGCCATAAGCCATCTTCCACCAATCCCAATTATCAACATTAGCATAGTTATTTATCTCAGCGCTAGTTAATTCACCAGTTATTTGAAAGTTGTTATTTGACCCCCATCTTTGATTAGTTAATGATTGAGCAGCTTGAAGATTTTGTTCAAAATTATCTTGAACTGGCACACCGGCCGTGTCTTGTATAGGAGTTGTTTTAGGGTTGCTGGTCAACGTAGTTGGGTATATTATATGCTTTACACCACTTGTATCTACCCATGATAATTGAACATAATTAACGTAATCTTGAGGTATAATAACAGATAAGCTTGGGGGTATAGTCAATTCTTGAGATTTAACACTTCTTAATGTATCATAACTAAACTCCTGTAAACCTCTTTTAGCGTGGAATATAACATCAGATCTTTTACATCTTGGTATTAATTTATCCATACCAACATAAGTTACCATAAAATTATTAACTACATTAACTAAACTATTGTAAGCATAACTACCATAATTATCCCAAAGACTAGGAATTCTTAATTGAACTAATATCTCTGCGTTGGCAATTGGCGCATTAAGAAAAGTAATTACATTATCAAGCAAGTAAAAAGTTCCTATATTAGTAGAACCGTCTATTGTTATATCAAAATTAGTATTTGTAGAACTAGATGCTGCTATTAAAGTTGTATTAAAATTACAAGTAAAAATCTTATTGATGCCGTCTCCAATAAACAATTGTTGACCAGAATAATATTGCGCGTTTGTTTCAGTTATTAATCCCATATTTTATTATCTTTTTGAATTTACCTCGTCTTGAGCTAACTCTTGAGAAGCTACTTGAATTATTTGTGGATCTCTTATTACTACTCCAGCGTACTTTAATATTTCTAAAATGACTTCAGTTTGCATAGAGTCGCTTATTTCAAAATTAGTAGAACCAAATGTACTACCCCCGTTAAAATTAGCTTCTGCCAAAGTACATACAGCATCAACACTGTCAACGCCGCTAGGTGGTGTTAGCGTTAATGGTTGACTCGCATTTAATGCTTCAAAAGTTATTTTGTCTCCAACGGTATATCCAGTTCCAGGATTGCTAATAGCTAATCCTTCTATACCACTACTAAAGCCTATGTCAAGAAAAATTTCTAAACCTGCAGCGTTAGGGTTTGCAGTAACTATAGTTACAGCTGGATCTGCAGGATCTCCTGGCTTCACTATTAATTGTTGCTGTATACCATTTGTTAAGTTAGGATTTATACTATTTAATAAATTACCACTACTATTAAGAGAAGTTGGATTAAAAACAGTAGGGTCGTAAACAAATTGATTTAAAGACCCAGTTGAATAACCCCATCTAACTAGTTTAGGTTTTCTAATGTAGTTAAATATTATATCTTCGTTTACGGGTGTAGGACTTGGAGCTGGGAAGACTGTTAGCTTATCGCTATTATATTTAGCTATAGGAAAGTTTGTTGTAGGTTGTGTTAAGGGTGATAATATTTGTTCTTTATAATTTCTTGAACTTACTATCTCTATAGGAGGTGAATTTAAACCTCGCGTATAAGTAGCTGAACCAAATCTATATAGATCTATTGGTTGGCCATAAATATTATCTATACCAGTGTATACACTTGGACTATTTTGTTCAAATGTCTGAAATTCTTCCATTGTATGATCCATACGGGAAGCAAATTCAACATCTGTTTTTGGCATTCGTATATATTGGCTATAATCTTCAAAAAACTTTTCAAAAATTTGTAATTGAACTTGATTAGCTATATTGTTAAACTCATATGGAGTTAAATAACCTCTTTGTTCTTTATTAAGTATACTTAATACAGTAGTATATACCGTGTTTACGTTTATCGCCATTTTAATATTTTTTTAAAATAAAAAAAAGGTACTTCCCTTTTTCTTCCAATTACAATTCATTTTTTGCATACTCAACTAAAATAACTTTTCATCATAGATAATAAAAAAATTAACTTACGTCAATTATCGTAATATTTACAAATCAAATCATTTTTTGCTTTTCAACTAAAATACTTAGTAATCTTCCAATAAGAGAAGCACCTTTCGGTTTAAGCATAGTAAAATAAGATATCTTCGCAAGATTCTCTAACAATTGAAATAAGCATATAGAGCTATGCTTACTTTAATTATATTACTAAATACGTTACGGTACTATGCTTATTTATATAGTTACTTGTTTATTTTAGTTCTTACTTATTTATTTGAATTTTTTGTCTATAGACTTGTAGACTTCAATTCCTTCATCCGTCTTAAACCACGAAGCCATTGCTGAGTAAGGGTTTTCGTCAAACGGCACTGTCATTAACTTACGACCGTTAGCCGCCCATTTAAAAGTTTTTTGATCAGCATCTAGTTTTATTATGTTAGCTTCTCTTGCTTTTATAGCAAAATTCCTTAGCTCTACATTTTCATCTTCAGCAAGATTAATCAATAATGCTGGATTTCTTTTTGCAAATAGTATCAAGTCTCTTTTAACTTCTTTAGAACTCATTGAAGACACTTTAGATCCAAGTTCAACTCTTAATATTGCTTCTGATTTATCTACATCCATTTCGTAAGCCATATTCAAAGCTGCTATCTCAAGTTCTAAATTATCAAATTGATCTTCAGCTTCCACAACATGATCATACTCTCTAAATATAACTCCATTATGTGGGTGTTTATTAAGAAACTCTTGAAAGTTCCTTTTTTCTTTAGGTACATTTAAATGTCCTTTTAAAAATACTATATGTTTAAGAGTAACAGAGCCTTTTTGCTCATCTACAAATATACTTTTGTGATTAGAAGCGTATCTTAATTCTCTTTCATAACCAATATCTGGATCAAACCAAACTAGAGGATACCTAGCAGAGTGCCTGCTTGGTAACGTATAAGTTAAGGGTTCGCCTTTTACTAAATAGTAGTTTCTATCTTTATATTCCCAAGTATCTTTTTTAACCTCTTGCTTGGGAGCAGGAGCTTTTATTTCTTTTGTTTCCATAATATAATATAATATAATAATTAAAAAAGACCCCGCGTAAGCGGGATCATTGTGTTGTTGTTAGTTTTCTAGTTCTCTTTAATTACTTGTATATCCGTAATAAGTTGAGATAACACTATATCCATAGATGAACCAGATGTTCCATTAAGAATATTAACGCCATTTATAACAGCATCAACATCCTCTTGTACCATACTTACTTGAGCATCATATATTGATAATTTAATTCCATTATCATATATGACTATTACTTCTCCACTACCGCCGTCACTTGTAATTTGTGCAATATTTTCGGTAGGAATAGTTCCATACTTATAAGTGGAACCTGATCTTTTATATTTTAAATAACCCATATTTCTAATTTAAGTAATGAAATTAATTCCTATATAATCAATAAGGGTGTTTAATTCTCCTGGAAAAATACCCTCTCCTGAAGCTCCTTCTATTTTTAAAGCAGCATCATGTATTTTATGTACATCTTCATTTTCAAAAGCAACACTCGGAAAAATATCAAGAGAAATCCCACTTGAATACTTCACGCGGATTTCATTTCCGGTGAGTTCCATATCTAAAATGCCTTGTGCTGGAAGCAAGTCAAACTCGCTATCTGATTTTTTTAATTTTACAAAACCCATATTTTCTTATTTTTAAATGTTAATAAAGTGGAGAGCGTTAACCCTCCACATTTATATAATAATTAAGCTCCTTTAAATAACACGAAGTTATTAGCAGCTTGAGTTACTAAACATCTTTCAGATAAGAAACTTACAGTCATAGCATCTAAAGTGTCAGTGTAAGCACCGCCTACTGAACCAGTAATCCAAGATTTCATTCTTCGATCTTCAGTTTCAGAAGCTCTATACCTTACGTGTAAGAAAGGACGTCTAATATTAGATCCTAACATTTGATCGTATACTGTAGTTGTTCCAGCAGGAACCATTACACCATCAATCTCTTTAGATAATCCTCTAGTAGTAGCATCGTTTAAGTATTTCCAGTCAGTCTTGTAGAAGTCATAAGAACCTCTTCTAAATCCTGAAAATCCAAAGTTTAATGCCATGTCACCATCATTGTCAAAAAGACCATAAGAAGCAGCTTGTTTAGAAGCAAATCCACCGTTAACAGCAGCGATCATATCATCAAAATCAAGAGCAGTAGCTCTAGATAAGAATAACATATTTTCTTCAATAGCACCTTGCTTGTCTAAGTTTTTAAGGATTTCATCAAAATCACCTAAAGCACCCGAACCAGGAGCAGCAGCTCCAGCAAAACCAGAATATACATTACCTCTTGCTTCGATAGCAGCAAATAAACCTTCAGTACCTTTAACGTCTTGAGTTGTGTTAGTAGCAGCACCACCAAAATCAAAAGGAATAGTAGATGCAGTAATAGCTGCAGGATTCATATATTCACCTTCAACCATTGCCATTTCTAAATAATCTTCAAATCTTAATCTAGTCTCAGACTCAGCTTTTAAATACCACAAGTATCCAGACTGTCCATCCTCAGTAGAAACTTCAACCCACCCAATTTGAGCAGCATCAGATCCATTTATAGAATAAGAGTCTTTTATAATTATTGGAGAATTTTGATATTGAGTAAAAGATGGCTCAATAGAACCTTCCATACCTACAGTACCTTTTCCAAAGTCAGAACCATAAACAAATAGGTTCAAGTTATCAGCTACATTATCAGCAATACCTGCGTTAGCAAGTGGAGTACCAGTAAGATCACCGTAAACGGCTATATCAAGTACGTTTCTTGTTCCTGTTGCTGAAACTCCTTGAACTAGTCCTTTTATAGATACTAATTTAGTTGCGTTATCAGTTAAAAGAACTGTTTGACCTACTCTTACAGCACAAGTAGCATCAGGATTTGCAGCTACATTAGTAGCCATATTAACAGTTACAACTAAGTTACTATTAACACCTACTGCACCTGCTCCATCAACACCTCGAGCTTTGGCATAAGCTATGTGAAGTCTATTTTGTTCAGACCAAATCACTTGGTCAGATGTCATTGGCATTTCAGCGCCAACCATTCTCAAGAAACCACCTAAAGTTCGGTTTCCGTATCTTTCTACTTCTGCTTCGTAAAGCTCAGGTAGATATTGTTGTGCAAAAGTTCCACCACCAGCATCAGAATCAAAAGAAAGATAATTTTCTCTTAACGCCATTCTTGTTGATTGAGGAACTATTGATGCGGGGAATGCCCCACCAGATAAACTCATAATTTTTGTTTTTGTTATTGTTGTTATTTTTTACTTTTAAATTTCAACTTAGAACTATCAATGCCGTTTACAGCTTTAACTTTCATTCCTCCAATAAACATATCACCACTAGAACTAACTCGTGGGTCTAAATTTATATTTTTAGATTTAGCAATTACATCTTTCACGGCATCGGCTTTACCTTGTTCGTAAAAATGATTTGCTATGTTATCAGCATTTTCAGCAGCATAAATAGCTTTGTGATAACCTACAGTATCAATAACTTCTCCCTCTTTGTTTAAGAACTTCTTAACAAACGTGTTTAAGTTTGACTGTTTTTTTGCAACATCATCAATATTTGCAACATTATATCTAAAACTTTTTTCTCCTAAATCAAATTCAAAACCTTTGAATTCGTTAGAAAAAGTTTCTTCAGTTTTTTGCAAAAACTTTAAATGTTGTGACTTTGCTATTTTTTGTTCTTTGTTGTATCTATTGAAAAAATCCATAGCTTTTTGTTGTTCTTGAGTAACGCCCGGTCTCAACTTGATCTCGTCGTAATATTTACTCTTAGTTTCTTCCAAAAAGTTTTTGGCTTTTGCAATTTCTTCTTTAGCAGCAAGCTGCTTTTTCTTAATATTTCTTTCCTCGTCTACTTCTTCGTCGTATCCAAAATTATCCTCTATTAAGAAATCAATTTCATCATTATTTAAATGAGGTTTGCTAGATTTATAATACTCTTTTAATAAAACCTCTGCGCTAGCTCCTGAATAATCAGTATTTAATCTAACGTAATCTTCTACATTTCCACCGGTCTCTTCCATAAAGTTAATTAACTTTTCTATATTTTCAGGCAATTTTTTTCCTAAAACTTTTTCATCTATGACTGCTTCTTTGTATTCTTTTTCAACTTCTCTTATTTCTTCTTTAGTAATTTCTTCTACTACTGGTTTTACTTCATCTTCCTCGTTAGTGTTCTTCACTTCTCCAATTGCTTCATTTTCACCTGTACTGTCTTTTAATTTTTCAACAATAACATTGTTATCAACTGGCTTTTCTTCTTGAACGGTATCTTTTACATCTACCTTAACTTCTTCTGTAGGTTTTTTACTTAAATCTACTTTAGAAGCTTCTTGTATTTTTTTATTTGTTAATTTTTTTGGCTTTTTTATTTTAAGAGGCGCTTTCTCCTTATCTTGAATTGTTTCTGACATAATATAATATAATAATTAATAAAATTTATTCAGGCATTAATTGACCTGGTGATTGTAAACTATTTACATCCATGTTAGTTAAATCTTCTTTAGACTCAAAATCTATGGGTAATAAATCGTTTTTTCTTTGTGAAATCATTTCACTTTGTTGTGTTGCTTGTAATTTTGTTCTATTATCTTTTCTATCTTCAATCTCTTGTTCTTTAGCTTTTTGAACATCTAGCTCCATTTGTTTTAACTGCATATCAAATTGATGCTTCATTTGTAATATTTGTTGATCCAATTGAGACTTCTGCTGCATCTTACTTACATCAAATTGAGATTTTGCTTGTTCAATTTTTATTTCTGTCTCTGCAAGTGCTTGTTGTTTTTGCATCTCAGCTTGTGCAGCCATTTGACTAGCCTCGCCGTTTGCTTTGGCCTGGGCCTGCATGTTAGCTTGTTGTAGTTTTTGATCTTTCTTTTCCTTCTTAACTTGCCTCTGCTTTAGCATTTGATTTGCTAATTTAAGATTATTTATGTTTCTTAAATCTATAGCGTCAGATAGTGTTATTTGAGCACTTTTTAAAGCTATTTGAATATTTTGTTCTAATACAGCTTTTTCTTCTTCATCTGGTTCTAACTTTAAATATATACCAAAATCACACATAGTTAATTCTGCTAATTCTTCCAGCGTACCAACATTAAATCTTGATACACTATTTTCTAAAGTAGCTTTTGTTAAAGGAAACATTAAAGAATCAGTTACTCTTAAACTCACGTTCTCACAAGTTTTAACAGTTAAATACATCATAGCTTGCATTAAATGTCTAGTTGCTACATTTGAGTTCGCAGCAGCTAATTTCTGTAAACCTACTAAAGAGTTTCTATCTGGATTGCTACCATCTCTAGCTTCGTTAAGACCCGTCACATCTCTTATCATCTGTAGGTAATACTGATAAGTCTGTATAAGTGATTGTATTTTAGCACCGCCAGATCCAGTTTGTAATTCTTGTATTGGGATTTTACCTCTATTAGGATCACCATCTTGAGTTAAACTTCTACCAACAATAGATCCAGTTTGAAAATACATGTTTAAAGCTTCAGCTGGGTTATAGTTAGTTCCATTACCTAAATCAACCTCTGCTAAACCATCCATGTCCAAAAATACACCATCTGGAACTAGTCTAGACAACACTTGTTGAATTTTAAGATGAGTTAACTGAATCATATCAGCAAAACCTGTTATTCTATTAACTAATGAATCTATGCGGCCTTTATACATTCTAGGAGCACATATACTGTAATTCATGTTAACTTTATTTGAGTTTGATACAGGTCTAGTCATGCTTTCTGATAAACCCCAACTTAACATCATTGGGTGTCCTAATATTTTAACTCCAGAATATAAAGTTTCAATAGTCCTAGATATTTTTTTAAAGTTATCACTTTCTCCTGGATCAAAAGTATCAGGTTTTTGTAAAGCTTTTTCTAACCCAGTAGGCGTTTGTTTAATTTTAAAAACTTGGTTGGAGTAAGTTTTGTACTCAAAATAAACAACTTGAACAGTCTGAGAATCACTTCTACCACTCCAATTTCTTAAATACTCTTGATTACCAGGGTATTTTTGAATCTGCTCCATTTCCTCATTACTTAAATTAGGAAATTGCATTTTTAAATCAGCTAAAGATATAGATTTAACTTCACCTACATAATAAATATCTTCAAAATTAGGATCTTCAGTGTAAGAATATATTAAAGCAGCTGGATCAACATAGTCAATTACAACTCCTTCAGCTTTATTCCAGCTTGTTTTAACAGCTCCAATACCTAATATAGTTAAATCTTCACAAAACCTACGTTTAACTAAGTCATATTTGTTTTTTGACAAAACATCATTAATAACTTCTTCTTCTGCTATTTCTACAGATTGCTTGTAATCTAGCTGTAGATGTAATTGTACTTCGTCTTTAGATTCTAAACCTAGTTGTTTTGTTTCATCTTTTAAAACCTCTATGTTAAGCTCTTTTTCCATTTTTTTAGCTAGCTCTAGTTCCTGAACATCTCTAAGCAAGCTCGTTGCATAGTCGGTTCTTGTTTTTATAGAAAATGGATCTATTGAAAAAGCGCTTATCTCATAGTTGCGTTGAGACATACCGTTAACAACTATATCTACAAATTTAGATATTATAGGTACGGGTTTCCAATCTAGGTTTAAATAAGATAAATCTCCATTTATAGCTAATTCATCTTTATATTTTTGAACAGGTTGTTCTCCTCTTGCATATAATCTTAATGTATGGTAGTTGTTAAAGTTAATAGCACTACCTCCAACTCCAGCTCCGCCTCTATAATTCCTAAACCATTCTCCTTCTATAGCTCTTCCAACAGCAAGTCCATATTCTAAAGTAGCTTTCTCTGCATCAGGCACCACCTGGCTTGGGAATGAACTATTATTATTATAAGAAATCTGATTCATTTATTTATTTTATTATTTTTGAAATTCTCCCATCATTATCATATCTTTTAATACCTAGTTTGATAGGTTGGTATTTTTTCTCAGGATTAGGCCTATATCTATTCTTATTACAAGCCATTATAGCTAGTCCAGAACTGATAGTAGCATCAAATTTAGTTCTATTATTTATGTTAAATCTGCCCCAGTCTTCTAATGTCTTTTGGTGATACATGTCACCATAATCTTCTTTAATTAATCCTACATATTCTTCTATATAAGACTCAATAGCAGCTGCGTGAGCTTGCTTTATATCTTCACTTGAATTAGGTATCCCACCAATTTCTTTTTCTGTCGTAGATAGCTTATTCCAAGTTTTATCAGGACGATTCATTGAAAAAGCTCTATAACCCCTACGTTTAAAATAATATAATAATCTTGGTTTATTATTTTCACAGAGTATAGGCATACCATAAAATACGCAAGCCATTAATACGTCTTCAAAAAATATTTCAGCTGTTTGAGGTCTAGCTATATATTCTAAAAAAAAATGATTTGGTGGTGCGTCTTCCATAGAAAACTTAGTTAATCCATGTAATGCTCCATTAGATCCTTTTCCATCTACAGTTCCAGAGATGTCATAACTATCACAACCAAATGCGCCTATATGTTTATTACCAGGGCTTTTAAATCCGTTTTTAACAATAACTCTATTTTGAAGATTCTTAGGTGGTACCCATGATATATTAAACCTACCATCTTTATTAGGATAAAATTCCACTCTAGTATCCTTAACTCCATTAACCCATTGAAAACTTCCTGTAGTTACAGATGAGATATTATTCATTTCAGCATTATAATCAACCTGTTGATATATTTTAGTTAAGTTAAATAAACTATCTTTAGCTTCATCTCTAAAAGCATGCTGCTCTGTTCTTGGAAGCTGTCTGTAGTATTCATTTAAACTATCAGGATCATCTCTTAAGCCATCTACTTCATTCTCCCAGTGTTCGATAACGCCTGTTGTAATGTCATAACCGTCAGCTT